GAGTTGTTTTGTAGTCATTTGTCCTTTGCGGATCAGACTTAGCAGTTACCTCTACATGTGCAATTGTACTATTGTATGTTCCAACTGCAGACCCAGAGAGAGTCACGTAGTCTCCTACTTGTATCTTTGTGTCTGTATGGTCAATAGTAATTACTGCTCCATTCGCTTTACTGATTGCAGACACTGGTGCATTTGCTGGATGACCATAGCGAAATAAGAAATCTTTTCCTTTTGCTACATGGAATGATCCAACACCTGCTTGGTTTGCAGTGTTGCAAACTGCGATGTCACCTGCTGCTCTTGCATCTGAACAGACCACGTAAAGAACTCCTGTCTTCACCGTCTGTGCTGATGTTACAGCAGAGGTGGCGTTGGCACTGCCAAGTTCTCCAATGTCTGATACTAATTTAAGTGGTTGGCAAGTCATTTACTTCTGTTTCCTGTTCAGGTTCTTGTTCAAGTTCAGCGTCTGTTTCTTGTTCAACCTCATCACCTACTTCCAAAGAGTCTCCCTCTTCTTCTGGTTCACCAAATAATCCTTTGGCGACCTCAGGTGCGGCTGCGTCAACAAACTCGGCAGATTTTGCAAACATCATACTCTTCAAAGCATCAGATACTTCCGATGAAGGAGCACCGTTTGCCACCATATCAACTAATTCAGCAGAATCCATTCAATTTTAATAAAACGCTAGTTATATTTATATCTTCGCTTTCTTGATATCTATTTCGGGTGGTTCAGTTCTACCACCATTCTTCTTGTTATCGAGGTTTGCTTCTGTACCATTTTTTCCTAAATTTCCAGAGCGTTCTTTTTCTGCATCAATGGCACCTTGCATCATTTGGTTCTGAGTCTCTAGAGGTACACCAATACCTGCTGCATTCTCCTCTTCCATCTCCTGTTGCATCTCTTCTATCTCTTCGTCTGTCTGACGTAAGACCTTACGCTTGACATAATCTCTTGAGTAGTATGTGCCGATGTATGGTTCGATAGCAACCATGATATTGAGACGCTCAGTCATCAACTCATGGTCTTTGAGTTCTGCAAAATGGTTGTCATACTTATAGTCAAACTGTATGTGCTCTGCCATCTTCTCGAAATCTTCGGGAGTGACGATATTCTTGAGTATAAGTTGTGTCTTGAGAAGATCAATGAATAAACCACTGAATCTCTTCCTCAATCTACCTACAAACTTACTAAACATAAGTTCATCACGTAAGATTTCTGATGATCTACCTAGATTGAACCCACTATCAGCACCAATACGTGACTCAGGTACGTTCAATGAACGGTATAATTTTTTCTGGAAGTACTCGATGTCCGTAAGTTCTCCAAGATTCTGTCCACCTGGTAACGTAGAGATCTCAGTTCCTCTACCGCCCTCTCTTCTGGGTAACCAGAAGTCTTCGAGCATCGACATGAATTTTTTGTCATCTTTGATTTCTCCTGTGTTTGCATCATAAACTAATTTGTTACGATACCTCGCCATTACATCTCTGAGGTATTGTTCTGCCTTCACCTTGGGTAGATTACCTACGTCAATGTAAAATATTCTACGCTCTGGTGCTCTTGATAATCTGTAGATCACCAATGAGTCTTCAATCATACGCAGTTGGTTGAGACCCTTGATTGCTTTGTGTAAGTAAGATAGTGTAATTTTTCTATTTCTATCTACTAAACCTGAGTGTACATATGTTATCGCATCTTTCGCAATCTTGACACCTTTACCTGCAACTGATCCATATCTCTGTGCCATACCTTGTGGGTAGTAGGTATAAAACTCTTCAATCTTGGCATCTTTAGTGATTGTTTGTTCACCAGAATAAGGTAGCACAGGAATACCCTCTGCACCTTTTGCACCCCTTTCTTTACCAGGTCTCACTCTCATAAACTTGAGTTTTAGTGAGTCGATATATCTAAGTTCTTGAATACCCTCATCAGGTTTCTTCATATCAATTACTTTATGATAAAATAATCTTCCGTCTGTATACCAGTTTCTAAAAATCTCGTGTGCCTTTTTATCAAACTGTAAGAGGTCTTTGACACCTTTGAACTCATCTCTTACAATTTTTTTCAGTTTATCGCTTACGTTCAGATTATCTAAATTTATCTCTACAGGACTGTCATTACTATCAGATACAATCGCTTCATTTACCACATGTTCAATAGCAGTATCACACTCAGGGTGTAATGCCATATCACGATATCTTTTTATAACATCAAACTCAGTGCGGAATACTCCTTCAATGTCAACATATTGTCCATAAAAACCAGACGATAGAAAATAATCAGCCCCATCCTCATTGTTCTGAGGAACAGGACTGATTGCATTCTTATTATCCTTCTTCGGTTCTTCAATCGAAAAACCAAAAAGTTTAGCCATAATTTATTCCCTTGTCTTTCTATGTATTATACCACAGAACCAGCATTTCTGCCATCATATGCTTCCCACCACTGGACTTGGAGGGTGACTTGGAACTCTTCTATAGTGTCTGCTGTGTCGTATGACAATTCAATCGGACTTACAAGACTTGGCCAGCAACCGTGCATCTTGTATCTTCTGAGAATTGGAAGTGTAGATCCACTTTGATTACCAGGTACATCGAGGACGTTCTCGGCACGACCTAACTGGTTTACTCTCCAATCAGCAAAGTAATCAGTTGGATTGATTGTACCAGAACCGTCAGATACCTTGATGATAAAGTTTGCCCAACGCTCAAACGCTTCTCTTAGTTTGAAGTCTCCGTCGTTGATGACTGTGATTGTCCATGGATCGAATCTCCTGTCACCTGCAACTTTGAGTTGTCTACCTCTGAAAGGAACGATAACTTCTTGTATGTTTGATGCTGGTAACTGTGCTCCCTTGATCATCATGCGATGAGTTGTGTTGTCAATCTCATCATCAAAAATGCCGACCCCTGAAGGGAAGTCCATCTCAACCTCAAAGAGATTAGGACGAGCACCACCCTGTACAAGTCTTGCCTTGAATGAATCAATTGATCTTTCGTTGTTGGGAACCGAAAAAATGTTTCTGTCTAATGCCATAATTGTGTGGGTCTCCTATTACACGGTTCCTACGACTTCACTGAAGGAAACTCCAGTTCTCGTAGCAACAAATGTTAGACCAATAAAGTTGATTGATCTTGCTGGTTTGACGAAAATGTCAGCGAGGAATTCATTCCTGTCAATAACATCTGGTGTGTTATTTGTTTCATCACATATGAGTAAGAAGTCTTGAATACCTCTCTTTGCTTGAACATCCCTTAGGAATGGTTCAACAATGTTGATGAAGTTTGATCTAGTACCTGCATCGTTGAGTTCAAATAGAACTGACTTAGCAGCGTTTTCAATCGCTTGTTCAATTGTGATAAACAATCTTCTTACGTTGATTCTGTCAAATGCAGACTCAAATGCAAGACCTGTTTTATCACCAAATAGAATGATGCCATCACCTGGTTTTGATGTGATAGGGTTGATTCTATTTGAATAGAGTTGATCCCTTGCATCTTGGCCAGGATTGAATGCTAGTTTGATTGCAAAGTTCAATCCACCTCTTGTTGTACCTGCAGGTGAGAACCAAGGGAAGAAGTCCCTGTCAGTTCTTACCATGCAACCTGCTACGTCTGCAGAGGTTGGCATGTAAATAAATTTCTTGTTGAATCTATCATACACATACTGGAATCCTGAATCGAATACCACGTATGATGAAGATGTAAGAGGTGCAAAGAATGATAGGACGTTAGTCAGCTGTTGAGCTGAATCTGTGACGTTTACCACAGACCCTCTGTTGGGTGAAATCACCGCAACACAGTCCTTCCTACCTTCTGCTAGTTGTATAAGTTTATTTGCTTTTGCTTGCTCTTCTTCTTTTGATCCAGAGCATCCACCTTGTAATAAGAATCTGATATCACTGTCTACTGGATCTGCAAACTTATCGTAAGAGGTTAGAATGTCACCAAGTGGTGCATCGTAAACCCCAACTCCTGTGTAATCAAGTCCACCTGTTAGTGAATAACCTTGGTTACCAATCGAACTGAACTTGATGTTCTTAGCATCTTGACCCCATGAACCTGCTGCAGAAGTAATGGATGTAAATCCAGTTGAAAATCCGCCAGGTAATATGAGTGTGCTGTGATGTGAATCGTCTGCTTGAGTAACGTGTGCTCCAGAGAAAATATACTCTGAGTTATTTGCTAGGTAATCTTTATAATAGATTGACTCTTTACCAGATGCTTCTCCATCTTTTGCTTTAGATAAGTTTGGAAACTTCTCTAGAACTGATCCGACATCTCCAGTGACTCCACCACTAGCATCGATAACCACAACGTGTAAAGCGTCGTTAGTACCGTCTCTTCTTGATACATAATTATTTGTTTTTGGTTTATTGAGAACTGATCTCCAAGATATAGTTGTAAAATCAGTACCACCATCAGCAACACTTGTAAGTATGTTCTGGCTGTTATACCAGTCAACAGAAGTAATAGTTGAACTCTTACCTACAGTTGTTCCTGAGTTGTTCACGATGTTGAGCATCGTGCCCGTCTTGAACTCAAATTGTGAGTTCTGCTGATAATCAACTAATGTCTCAGTGCCACCGATTACAGTACTTACAACCTTGACATCAATAGTTGTTGCTGTTTTACCAGTAACTACACCTTTTAGAATACCTGTTGCTGCAGCAGTTGTACCAACTCCGACAGTAACTCCTGTTAGTGCTTGTGTTACACCAAATCCAACTTTAGTAGCAGCGATTGTGCCTGTCTCTAGTGTTGGTGTAATGATCTGGTCAGCAGCATTATCAATGATTGCTACCTTTATATTTTCTGCCCAGTGACCTGGATTCTTTGCAGCAAAATACCAATTGGTATCATCTGCTTGGTTATTATTGTAATCTTCTAATCCTTCAAGAAGAAGAGTTGTGTTTGCTAAACCTACAGCAACGTTTGCTGTGTTCAAGTCACCACCAACACATCTTACAACATCTAACTTACCACCGTATGATAAGAAGTTTGATGCTGAGTACCATGCTTCATAGTGGTAATCTGTGGTTCCTACACCTGGTTTTCCAAAAACCTCAACTAATTCATTCTCATTGTTTATTCTTGTAATTTCGTTACAAGGTCCCTTCGCAAAAGGAGCTGCTATTCCTCCAACAACGTTCAGAGTAAAGTCTACTCCTCCTCTGGTAAGGTCAACCTCTCTAACTGAAATTCCTGGAGATGCTAATCTAAGTGCCATTCTAACTCCCTTATGGGTCCTACTGTTATAGACTGAAATTATTTAGTTTTTTTGCGATCTATACGTGATATTCCCACATGAATGATCTGTCACCATACTCGTCTGCTTTTTTCCATCTGTCTCCTTCTGTGTCCACCACTTCATCATCCTCAAGACCGTCAAGAACAAATCCAAAAGGTGCCATGTCTTGTTCTATAGCATTCTTTTGTTCTTCATATATCCGTTTCCTTACATCAGAGTCAGTCATCTCCTTGAAGTAATCCTGTGCCACCAACCATGAAAAAATAACAAGGCACATAGCAAGGTCATCATTACATCCCTCTTCTGCTTCAAATGATTGTTTTCTTTGTATGAATGTTGTCAATTCAGATATTATATTGTAGTCACAAAATATAAGTTTATCCTCCTCAATCATTGTTTTCAAGTTTGAGCAACCTACTTTCTTTGTGACTGTGCTCATTTTTACACCTAGTTGTGTTTTGACACCAGAGAATCCTGATCCTACTATCTGACCTGCTCTACCACGCATGGCAACCATAAGTAGATTTTCGTACTCAAGGTCATAGAATAATATAGATGCTACTTGATCACCAATGTCATTGACCTCACATAGAACATATGCATTATTGTATGCTGTGGCAACCTCATGAATTACAGATGGAAATAACATAGGTTTTATCTCATTGTCCCTGTACGTCGCTACAACTTTGTAAGGAAACTCTGTGATGTCAGCAACTATAAAAGCACTATAATCTTTTGATATACCTCTTGCTACGTCCACTGTTACAATATAATCTCTACCCTTGAATGGTCTCTCATATACAGATAGTTTACCGTTCTGTTCTATTGGTTTTTCATACACCAGTGCTTTGAGTTTTGCTGCAGAAATAAGAGTGTCAACAGATCCTAGGAACTCACACTCAAACTCAATAGCAAACTGTTGTTTGCTGGTGTTCTTTATGGTCTGCTCTTTCCACTTGGCATCTCTACCTGGCACCTCAGACCAATGCACCTCAGTGGCAACATATTCATTTTGTCCACGTTCAGCGTCATGCCACATACGGTAGAAATGATTCATACCATGAGGAGTGGATACTATTATAACCTTCGTTGATTTACCAGAAGATATAGTAGGATACACAGACGCAAAGAAATCATCTGCAAGATGGTTCTGCACGAATGCAAACTCATCAAGGAAGATAATGTTGAATGACATACCTCGAACTGCTGATGCAGATGTAGATGCTGCTATTATTTTCGATCCGTTTTCGAGTTCCATGGATCCTTTGTTCCATGCGATGATGCCTTGCTGCATCCACCTCGGCAAGTTTTCGTACGCCAGTTGTAGTCTTCCGAGGAGATCTCTAGCAGTCGCTGCTTTATTAGCGAGGATTCCGATGTTGACGTTATCATTGAAGATTGCGTAATGGAGTAAGTATGATACCACAGTTGTAGACTTTCCAGTCTGTCGTGGCATTTTACAAATATTAAATCTATGCTTATGAAAATTTTTTAGTAGTTTCTTCTGAAACTTGTACATATCAAAACTAACGAGACCCTCATCAACGTTCACAATCTTTATATGATTTTCAGTGAAATATACAGGGTCGTTTTTACACTTGAGGAATTCTTTTACATGATCCTCAGTGAATTCTTGTGTTGTATTTGCTTTTTTTAGATTAGGATTACCAAGATAGATATCACTCGTCGGCATAATCTTCTTCTTCTATATCAGGTATTCTATCTATAAAGTCTTGAAATGATATGGATTCTTTTTTGAATGATGATGCACCAAACCCACCAGAAACAGCACCTACAGATTTTCTTGCCATGTTACCTGCCTTTTTCGCTGCTTTGCCAGCTAAATCAGTAGCATCTCTCATTTTATCTTTGACAGCATCGACAGCGTTGCTTACTTTCGCATCAACTTTCTCTTTTCTTCTGTCTGCAGATGATTGATCTACATCTTTACCAATATCACGACTTGGTGAATCATCTGGTAGACCTGTAGATGGTTTTTTTGTTTGCTTAGTGGTGGTATTCTTTGTAGGATCAACTGTCTTCTTACCACTATTTGCCATCTTATTTGATGGAAGACCTTGTTTCTTAGCGATAAGACCTTTGTTCTTAGTGTACGCTGCTGCCATTCTGTCAGCAGTTGAAGTTGCTTTCTTCGCACCTTTTGCTGCTCCTTTAGCACCTTTAGCTGCTGCCTTGCCAGCCACCTTTGCTCCTTTTGCTGCACCCTTGGCACCTGCAGCTGCTGCTTTTGCACCTGCTTTTGCAGCTACTGCTGCTGCTTTTGCTGCTGCTGCTACTATTGGAGCTGGCATTTGAAAGACCTCTCTACTTCTTTTATGTTATCCATGTGTTTATTTATCCTTACCCATTTGTTTCAACATTTTCTGTAGATCAGAAGTGCTTCCTACAAACATAGCATTAGTAACATTCTTAGGTCCTGATTGATCCTCATCCAATGCCTTCATTTTTTTCTGAAGGTCAACTAATTTGTCAGTGGTATCAGCAACATGCTTGATCAACTGACCTGCTACTTCATATGCTCTTGGATGTTGTGAGTCTTGACAGACATCAAGTATTCCATTGACTGCCTCTTGACCTTTCTCTACAAGATTATATAATTGTGCACGACTATATTCATAATCCTTTTGAGGATCATCTTGATCACTAGATTTTTGACTCAGTTTCTTTTTTTCACGAACTATCTCAGATTTCACATCTAGTGCTTTATCAATAGCATCATAAGAGTTTGACATGCTTTTCCAAATAATGACAGGGCAAATATTCGGAGTATTCGGAAGATTTTTTA